TTGGCTGTTTAAGGGCGGCACAAGGCGGGAGCTGGTGCAGCTCGCAAAGGATGCGCCGATATATGAAGATGACCCCGGCGTTGTGGAGCCTGATCTGCGTCCAGACATCTTTGAGACGTATGACATCAACTATCTGATGAACATGCCGCCCATTGAGTGGCTGATGGAGGGGCTGCTGACTAAGCACGGGTTTGGCGTGATCTACGGTGCGCCCGGCATCGGTAAGTCGTTTATGTCGATTGATTGGGCGCTGACCATCGCCTGTGGGCTGGAGTGGCACGGCAGGCCGACCAAGCGCGGGGCTGTTCTGTATATTGCGGCTGAGGGCGTGGCAGGCTTGGGGCGCAGGATCAAGGCCTGGAAGGCGCACAATGAGGTCGAAAACATCACGGATTTTCACGTTTTGCCACAGGCCGTGAAATTACTTGAACCGCTGGACCTGGACAAATTGACGCGCACCATCGACCACTTTGGCGTTGAGTTTAGCCTGATCGTCATTGACACAGTGGCGCGTACCCTTGCCGCTACCGGCTCTGATGAGAACGATGCAACCCAGGCCGGACTGTTTGTGGAGGCTTGCGGGGCGATACAACGCCACGCCGGCTGTGCGGTGCTGGCTGTCCACCATAGCGGTAAAGACGCCTCCAGAGGCCAGCGCGGGTCGTCAGCCATTCAGGGCGGCTGTGATACTGTCCTGGCGCTTAGCGGCGCTGACGGGCTTGTGACGCTGAAAGTGGAGAAGCAGAAAGATGCAGAAGGCGTGCCGCCGACCAGCTATCAGTTGACGCCGATTGCGCTGATGGATGAAAGCAGCGCGGTCCTGGTGCCGACTGAGTTGCAGGCAACGGAGAAGAATACAGAGGTCTCTCGGAACGCCAGATTTGCATTTGACTGTCTGGCAGAGTTGATCGATTTGCGGCGCACGCCGACTGTCAGGTGGAAAGATTACACCAATTTTCACTTGGAAAAAGACGGCTCAAATCGCACCGATGAGGGCCATAAGGAGCGCAATAAAGCACGATCCTGGCTGATGCGTAAAGGATACATACACAAGACTGATGGAGCCATTGAGGAAGTGAGCGTTATCAAAGAGTTATGATAATCCACTCCCCAAAGGGGAGGACATCCCCCAATAAAAGGGGAGGTTATCCCTCCCTCCTCCCCCCCCTATAGGGGGGAGGGAGTAACCCGGAGAGGAGAGAGAGCGTGGCAAAAAGACCAAGAAAACCGAATAAATCTTACTATGCGCCGAGCCAAGGCGCGATGCGCCGGATGCAGGATGCGATGATCAAATATGATGAGGCAGTGACGAAGCTGGAGGCGAAATGGGGTGTGGACAGATTGCCCTGGCTTGCCGGTGAGGAGCTGCGTGGTAAGTTTGAGGCGCAGATGGATAAGCTCAACAAGGCCATCGACATGATGGTTGATGTCGAGCATCAGGCAGAGGTGACAATGCGAGGCCTTGTGATCCTGGAACGTGCTGCCATTGCCAATGGGTATGAGCCGCTGAGCGGTGAGTATTGGGAGGCACCAATGCCAGACGGCAGGGTTTTGGCAATCACCCGCACCGGGTATGATGTCGGTAAGGTGCAACTCGAAAACAGAGAGATGTTGGTTTACAGTGTCGATGAGATTGGCAAGGTTTTACAGGCTTACCTGGAGCAGGCTGCAACGGTGGCGGCGGCGAAAGAAATATTCCCAGGCGCGACCATTGAGAAAATCAGGACGCCAACGGAGAAAGAGCTGAACGATGAAATCCCTTTTTAAGAAATGCCGCGAGTGCGATAATGGTTGGGTAAGGGAGCCTGATGGCTATGGCTGCGTCCAGTGGACGCTATGCGTGCCGTGTGGCGGTGATGGGCTTATTGAGGAGGTGGCTGATGATAGTGCAAGGGGACGGATCAATGCAAAAGCGCATGACGGAGGGCCGCTGCCCGATCTGTAAATCTGCGCTGGAGTTTATAAGCGATGATGAGATTAAGACAAAATACAGATGCAACATATGTGGATTGAGGATCAATGACTACAAAGCAAACAACAAAGCCTCTGATGGATCGGTTTGATTTTCTGGATGATGCGAAACATAAGGTCAGAGAGCGTGGTGAGGAGTACGGCAGCGTTGATGAGAATTTTGGCAAGATTGCCAAGATATGGTCGGCGGTCCTTGGTTGTGAGGTAACAGTCGCCCAGGTGGCTCTGTGTATGGCCGGGCTGAAGATTGCCCGGTTGACCTATGACAACGGGGATGAGGATGGCTGGGCTGACCTGGCTGGCTATGCAGCATGTGGCGGCGAGGTGACAAGGCCAGACGATCTGTAGTAGGGTTGACGCATGAGGAGTGTTTCGTTCTTTGATCAGCTTGTCCAATGCGCCCACTGTGATGCAGATACTTATGGCGTTGTCTGGGAAAACAGCGGCACCATCAACTGCGATGCCTGTGATGAGATTATCTTTGATGCGCGGGATACCAGCGGCACGGTGGTGATCCTGGAGCTGGAAGAGGAGACGGTACAATGAACATCAATGTGAGCGCCAATGTCAGAGAGGTAACGCGATCTCTGAACGCGATACAAAAGAAACAGATACCATTTGCGATGGCTGGTGCGCTCAATGATGTGGCCTTTAAGGCTGGACCGAAAGGCCGCGTGCTTGGCAAGCAGGCTGACAAAACGTTTGCCGGTGGTGCGCCGCCATTCACTCAGCGTGGCTTTAAGGTTAACAAGGCGACAAAGCAAAACCTGACCGCTGAGGTCTTTGTTGACAAGTTGCAAGAAAAATACATGCGCTTTCAGATTAAAGGCGGCACGCGCTTTCCTGAGCGCAAGTCAATGCTGATATCGACTGACAAGACCAGGCTCAATCGCTTTGGCAACATAACGCCTGCAACCTATGCAAAGCTAATCAATGACAAGACAAAGTATTTCAAGGGTGTGCCAAAGGGTAGCGCCGGTCAACAGTATGAGGGCATCTGGGAGCGCGTGGGCAGATCAAAGCGCAGACCCGGTGGCCAGAGGATCAGGATGGTTGCCAGGTATATTGACCGGGCGCAGTACCGTCCTCTGTTCCCGTTTGCACAGACCACGGCTGGCGTTGTGTTCGGGCAGCAGGGGGGCATCACGGACAGGTTCCGGGCAAGGCTCAAGCAGGCTCTGAGGACGGCTAAGTGATGTTGTCTGACGCGCGGGTCCTTCTGGCAGTTGTTTGTTATGGGTCATTGCGTAGCCCGAAATTTTGCTAGTGACAGATTTTTTTGAAAAAGTGGAAGAATGGAAAAAGCAATAAAAAAAATGGGCAGACCGCCGATTTCTGACCCGGACTATAATGCCGCCAGGGCGCGTAAAATGGAGGCAGATGCCGAGATGGCAGAGCTTGAATTGCGCCGGGCAAAGCAAGAGCTGGTCCCATCGGATGACGTTAAGGCAGCCTGGACAGATGTGCTTGCAAACATGAAGGCCAAGATGCTGGCCTTGCCTACTATCTGCGCTCCGATGTGCGCGGTGGAGACTGAGATCGCAGTGATCCAAAATATCTTAGAGGGACAAATAACAGAGGCGCTTGATGAGTTATCAGCATACCGACCCGACCAACACGCAGGACGCACTAGCGGCGGTGGTAGCGGAGGCGATGACAATCCTCCGTCCTCCTCCAAGGCTAAGCGTGGCAGAGTGGGCAGACCGCGAAAGGCGGCTAAGCTCGGAGGCTAGTGCCGAGGCTGGCAAATGGCATACGGCTCGCGCCGAGTATCAGCGCGGCATAATGGATGCCATCAGCGACCCGCTCCATCGTGATGTTGTCGTTATGGCTGGCGCTCAGGTCGGCAAGACTGAGATCGTGCTTAATGTGATCGGGTATCACATAGCGCACGATCCGGCACCGATCTTGATTGTTCAGCCAACTGCTGAGATGGGACAAGCGTTTAGTAAGGACAGGCTGGCTCCGATGCTGCGCGATACGCCACAGCTCAGGGGCAAGGTCAAAGACCCGCGCAGCCGGGACGCCAACAACACCACGATGCACAAAGTTTTCCCTGGTGGTCATGTCAGCATCACCGGCTCTAACAGCAGTGTTGGCCTGGCATCGCGCCCGGTGCGTTGCGTATTGTTGGATGAGGTTGACAGATATCCTGCAAGTGCTGGCACTGAGGGCGACCCGGTGCAGCTCGCACGCAAGAGATCAGCAACATTTTGGAACCGCAAAATCCTGATGGTCAGCACGCCGACAAACAAAGGCGCATCAAGAATTGAGGCATCTTTTGAGGAGAGCGACAAGCGCCATTTCTTTGTGCCGTGCGAGGATTGCGGTCATGAGCAAACATTGCGCTGGTCTCAGGTGCAATGGGAGAAGGACCAGCCTGAGACTGCTGTTTATGTTTGCGAGGATTGCGGGTCATGTTGGAATGACGCAGCCCGAAACAGGGCTGTGCGCCGGGGTCATTGGCAGGCGACTGAGGAGTTTAAGGGTGTCGCCGGTTTTCATATAAACGGAATTTACAGCCCTTGGACGCCATTGCCTGATGCGGTGCGAGAGTTTTTGTCAGCTAAGCGCATGACTGAAACGCTGCGCGTTTGGACAAACGTATATTTGAGTGAATCCTGGGAGGACCAGGGTGAACGCATTGATGATTATGCTGTTGCTGAGAGGGCTGAGGATTATGGGCCAAGATTAGATGAGCGCATTTTAGTCCTGACTGCTGGTATCGATGTCCAGGATGATCGCTTGGAGCTTGAGATAATGGGGACCGGCCAGGCCGAGGAGAGCTGGTCAATCGACTATCGCACGCTCTATGGCGACCCATCAACGCCGCAACTGTGGCAGGATTTGGATGCAATCCTGGCCAGTAAATATGAGACTGCTGATGGGCGCACACTGCAAATCAGAGCCGCCTGCATTGACAGCGGCGGCCACTATACAAAGGCGGTTTATGACTTTGTGAGACCGCGCGAGGGACGCCGTATTTTTGCCATCAAAGGTATGGCTGGCCAGGACCGGCCAGTGGTCAGCAGACCCACCAGGAACAACATCGGCAAGATCAGGCTGTTCACTCTGGGGGTTGACAACATAAAGGATTTAATTTTCTCGCGTCTTAGGTTACAATCAGAGGGTCCGGGTTACTGTCATTTCCCGAATGACCGGCCAGATGAGTATTTTAAGCAACTGGCGTCATCGGAAAAAATCGTAACGAAATATCACAAAGGGTTTCCCCGGCGTGAGTTCGTTAAGACAAGGACCAGGAACGAGGCATTGGACTGCCGGGTTTATGCGATAGGGGCGTTGGCTATTTTGAATTTGAACCTAGACAGCCTGGCAGAGCGTGCGGCGCGGCAAGTCAAAGAGGACCGGCCAGGTGCGCCTCAGAAGCAGCCGCCTCGCCATCATGCGGCGAGACGCGGTAATTTTGTTAATGGGTGGCGCTGATGGCTAATTTGTTTGATACGGATAACGCGCCAACAATCGAGCCTGATCAGATTGTTGTCGGAGATCGCGTCACTTGGCGCAAAAAGAGCCTTGGTCAGGATTATCCATCAACTGCATATTCTGTTGCTTATGTAAGCCGCGTTTCTGCTGGCGGCGGGACGCATGAGTTTACAGTCACTGGATCGGCAGATGGCAATGATTATCTGTTTACGATTGCCAGCACAGCAAGCGCTAGTTTTGACACCGGCCATCATCACTGGCAACTAGAGATAACCCGCACCAGCGACAGCGAGCGGATCGTTATACAGACCGGCTCCTGGGATATAATCACCGACCTGGACAACAATGTTGACCCGCGATCTCATGCCGAGATTATGGTGGATAAGATCGAAACGGTCCTGCAAGGCCGGGCTGATGCTGATGTTTTGTCCTACTCAATCAATGGTCGGTCATTGTCCAAGATGCAACCATCCGAGCTGGTTGAGTGGCGTGATTATTACCGGCGCGAGGTGACGCTAGAGCATAAAAAGGACCACGTTAAAAATGGCCGCGCCCACGGTGGCTCAATCAGAGTGAGGTTTTAACGATGGGGCTTTTTGATTTTGTTAAACGTAATGAGAAGCCTGCGAGGGGCAAGCGCAGCTATGCGGCAGCCAGGGGTGGCCGGTTGTTTGCGGATTTCACTCAGTCTGGTAATTCTGCCGATAGCGAGTTGCGATTTACGCTGGAAGTCATGCGGAACAGAAGCCGCGAGCTTGTGCGCGACAATGAGTTTGCCCGGCGTTATGTAAATCTGCTGAAAACCAATGTGGTTGGGGACAGCGGTTTTCATCTGCAAGTCAAAGCCCGAAATGATGACGGCCAGTTGGATGGCATTGGCAACACAATGATTGAGACCGCCTGGCGCGAGTGGGGCCGCCTTGGTGCGCCGACTGCTGATGGGCGCATGTCCTGGTATGACTGCCAGCGCCTGGTGATCGAAACACTGGCGCGAGATGGTGAGGTTTTTGCCCGGAAACTAAAGAGCAGCAAATACAGAGATGGTTTTGCGATCCAGTTTCTTGAGGCTGATTTAATTGACGACAAGAAAAATGAGACGCTGGATAACGGCAATCAGATCAGGATGGGCATTGAGATGGACAAGGCTCATCGCCCCATTGCTTACTATGTGCTCACATCGCATCCTGGTGATAGATATTATCACAGCAATGCTGGATCAAAGCATGTGCGCGTTCCGGCTGATGAGATCATCCACGTTTTTATGCCGACCAGGACGCACCAGACGCGCGGGGAGCCATTTATGGTTGCGGCGATGTCGGCTCTCAAGCATCTGCACGCATTTAGAGAGGCTGAGGTTATTGCCGCCCGGATCGGTGCCAGCAAGATGGGCATGATCACAACGCCTGGTGGCGATGACTTTGTTGGCGATGGTTATGAGAATGAGTTTGTGCCGACCATCTCAGCGGAGCCGGGGTCATTTCATCAGTTGCCTGCTGGCTTTGGGTTGGAGATGTTTGACCCCAAGCATCCCAACACAGGATATGCGGAATTTGAGAGCGCGATGCTGCGCGGTGTGGCGTCTGGCCTGAATGTCAGCTATGCCAGCCTGTCAAACGATCTGTCATCAGTAAACTATTCAAGCATCCGGCAGGGCGCTCTGGATGAGCGTGATGGCTATCGTGCGCTGCACATGTTCATGATTGAGCATTTCATTGAGCCGGTGTTTAGGGAGTGGCTCAGCTCAGCTATGGATTTTGGCGGCGTTGATCTGCCAGCCAGCCGATATGATAAGTTTGCCGGTAACGCACATTTTCGGGGTCGCGGTTGGAATTGGGTGGATCCGCTCAAAGAGATCAATGCGGCGGTTGTCGGATTACAGAATGGCGTCCTCTCAATGCAGGATGTGGCTGCCAACTATGGCCGCGATGTTGAAGAGACGTTTAGCCAGATTTCGCGGGACAAAGAGATTGCCTCACAGTTTGGCCTGAGTATGGCCTTTGAGCCATTCGGGCAAAAGATGCCAGCCGAGCCAATTGTTGATGGTGGTGATGATGGCGAGGTATAAGGGCGAGGACATCGATCTGCGCCCTACGCAGACAATGGCTGAAGAGGCGCAGCGCGGCCTGGATTGGCGCGAGGAATATGGCCGGGGTGGGACGGCTGTGGGAGTTGCTAGAGCCAGGCAGCTAGTCAATCGCCAGGAGCTATCACCGCGCACTGTGCGCCGGATGGTTAGTTTCTTTGCTAGGCATGAGGTTGACGCAGAGGCAGAGGGTTTTAAACCTGGTGAGGACGGTTATCCATCCGCTGGCAGGATTGCTCATGCTTTGTGGGGAGGATCACCTGGCAAATCCTGGGCCAATGAAAAGGACCGGATTATGGACCGCATTGACAATGAGGACACCAGAGCGCTTGAGGACGACTTTACTGAGGCGACTTTGACCGGGTTGAAAAACAAGGTTGAGGAACACAATGAGGAACACGGCAGCGCTCAAAGCAAGCGCGTGACATTACGCATGTTGGCGGCTGTTTATAAGCGGGGCATCGGAGCGTATAACACCAATCCTGGCAGTGTCAGGCCGAGCGTTAAAACGCCTGAGCAGTGGGCGATGGCCAGGGTAAACTCATTTTTATATGCGGTCAGAAATGGCCGGTATCGTTCTGGAAAGCACGACACTGATCTGCTGCCAGAGGGACATCCAATGAAAACAGACGAGGAGCGCGGCTATTATGAGGAGCGACCTTATCCAAGCGAACATGCGGCGCGCATTAACGACCCTGACAAATATGATGAGTTCCGGCGTGAAACAGGCGCGGGTGGTGAAGGAATTGATTTTATATACGGATTGGGCGACAATGGGTCAGAGGTACAGTCAATTCGTTTTGACGCTGATCAATACTCTGAGGCAGCGGCGCGTGAATGGTTGCGAGACCACGACTTTGAGCCAATCAAGTTTGAACCGGCAGCGGAAGGCAGACAAATGGAAGAGCGACATATTGCAGAGGTTACGGAAACGGACGAGACTGTAACCATCGTTTTTGAGAAGCATCATATGGAAGAAGCAGAGCCAGAGGCTGCTGAGGCCCGGCCTTATCACGATGAGGATGAGGAACGCTTTGATCGTTCTGATCTTGTCATGCGTGCGATGGATATGCAGGACAAAGCCATTGATGAAGAAACACGCACTGTGCAGATCGGCGTATCATCTGAGGAGCCGGTGCAGCGATCATTTGGCCTGGAGGTCATTGACCACACGGCTGGTAGCATGAACCTGGATTTTCTTAATTCGGGCAGAGCGCCATTGTTAATGGATCATGATATGGAGCGCCAGGTCGGAATTGTGGAATCTGTTGAGCTGAATGAGGATGCACGCCGTCTGCGTGCCAAGGTGCGCTTTGGAAAAGGTGCGCTGGCCTCGGAAGTGTTCAACGATGTGA